TGCGCAACAGGTAGCGGAAGCACAGACCGCGCTGGCCGAATTGCCCGTCGCGCAGCAGTACACCGCCCTGAGCCTCGCCAACAAGCTGCGCAGCATCAGCGACAGCCTGGCTGCCGGTGCGGAACTGGGGGCGAAGAACTTCCACCGCCTGAGTGCACTGGCGAACACCGAGCTGCAGAAGGTGGACGACGCCAACCCCGCCGGGTCCGAGGCGAGCCTCAAGGTGGTGGCCGGCCTGACCAAGATGGCTAACGACGCCGCCGCCTCGCCGCTGAACCTGCTGGCCGCCAACAAGGAGACGGTCAAGCGGATCAACGACGAGGGCGACCCTGACCAGCCGGGCGGCGGGCTGGCGGTGCCGGTGTTCAACGTCACGCTGTCCAAGGCATGACAGCGGCGACCTTCGACATCGAGTTCACGCCCAAGCAGTCCCAGGCGATCCAGTCCCCGGCGACCGAGATCCTCTACGGCGGCGCGGCCGGTGGCGGCAAGAGCCTGTTCATGCGGGCGCTGGCCATCCTGCTGTGCGGGCTGATCCCAGGTCTGAATGTCTACCTGTTCCGCCGCATCCGCGAGGACCTGATTAAGAACCACATGGAGGGCACGCTGGGGTTCCCGGTGATGCTGGCAGGCTTGGTGGTGACCGGCTTCGTCAAGATCGTGGAGGACGAAATCCGGTTCTGGAACGGCTCGAAGATCTTCCTGTGCCACTGCAAGGACGAGAAGGATCGGTTCAAGTACCTAGGCGCCGAGATTCACGTGCTGCTGGTGGACGAGCTCACCATGTTCACGGAGGTGATCTACCGCTTCCTGCGTGGGCGGATGCGAGCTCCCGGGCTGAACATCCCGCAGTGGGCGCGCGACTTCTTCCGCGACAAGTTCGGGGTGGACTTGGGCGAGAAGATCCCCCTCATCCTGTGCGGCTCCAACCCCGGCAACATCGGCCACGGCTGGGTGAAGGCGGCTTTCATCGACGGCGCCGGCCCCTTCGCCCTGCGCCGCATGTCCAAGTACGAGGGCGGGATGCTGCGCCAGTACATCCCCGCGCGGCTGGAAGACAACCCCCACATCGACACCGACGACTACGAGGGCAAGCTGTCCGGCCTCGGGTCCAAGGAGCTGGTCAAGGCCATGCGGCACGGCGACTGGAACATCGTGGCCGGCGCCTTCTTCGACAACATCAGGGAGGACAAGCACCTGCTGCCGTCCTTCACTCCGCCGAAGCACTGGACGCGGTTCCGATCGTTCGACTGGGGCAGCGCCAAGCCGTTCTCCGTGGGCTGGTGGTGCATCGTGGAGCCGGGCGAGTGGATCAAGTTCCGGGACGGCACGGAGCGGATGCTGCCCGGTGGTGCCCTGGTGCGCTATCGCGAGTGGTACGGCGTCAAGCGGGACGAGAACGGCCAGAGCAAGCCGAACGCGGGCCTGCGCCTGTCCGCCCAGGCGGTTGGCCGCGGCATCATGGAGCGCGAGGCCGGCGAGAAGGTAGACGAGAACCTGTCCCGGGCCGACCCGAGCCTGTGGAAGGAAGACGGCGGCCCGAGCAACGCGGAGAACATGCTCCGGTGCGACCCGAAGAATCCCCTGGCGAACGTCGGCCCGCGGTTCCAGCCGGCAGACAACACCCGCACGACGGGCTGGCAGCAGATGTACTCCCGCCTGGCATGGGAGGAGGTGGACGACGGCGAGCCCATGCTGTACGTCACCGAGGACTGCCGGGACTGGTGGCGCACGGTTCCCGCGCTGCAGCACGACGAGAACCGGACCGAGGACGTGGACAGCGACATGGAGGACCACGCGGCGGACGACACGCGCTACGCCTGCATGGGACGGCCGATCAGCCGGGTGCCGAAGCCAAAGATTCCGACCGGCCCGAAGCCGTGGACGCTGGACTGGGTGATCGCGCAGGACGAGGCGCGCAAGAAAAGCGCTGCTCACTCGTAGAAAAAACCTAGCCTCAGTCGTCGCCCAATCGGCGGTCATGAGCATTGCCGCCGAGAACGTGGTTCCCGCCTTCCACCTGCGCCGCAGCATCAGCGCGCAGGAGTTGCGCCGCCTGCAGGAGCCGGCGGTCATCTTCGAATGCACCCGCACCGACTCGGACGGCGTGCCGTTCTACGTCTACACGGTGGCCGGGTGGCTGGATGGCGAGAACATCGCCACGATGCAGGGCGGGGCCACCATCGGCGGCGACACGATCCTGATCCACGCGGACAACCGCGCCATGGCAGACGCCATCGCTGGCATGGGCCTGCAGGACACCATCGACGGCCTCAACCGCGAGGAAGAGGCGCACATCGACGCGCTGGCTGCGAAGGCCCGCCTGGAGTCGGTGAACCCGATCCGCCGGCTGGAGCTTGCGACGGCGAGCGAGAAGAACCCCGAATTCGTTGCCGACAGCGAGGCCATCCGCAAGTTGCGGGGGGACGACATCGTTCTGGCGGCCGGCGGGGTGGAAGACGCCCCGAACTGATTCCCAACGACGAAAGCACCGCCATGCACGCCAACCACCAATCCAGTTCCCACGGTTCCATGATCGGCGCCGCAAATATCGGCCCCGGAACAGCCCATTCCATCGGCGCCGCTTCGGGCTATTCCAGCCCCGGCCTCGTCGGCGCCCCGCGCGAACTGACCAGCCTGGACAACGCAATCGACAGCCTTTCCAGCATCGTCTCCGATCTCGGCTGCGCGCTGGAGCAACTGGAGCGCCGCCTGCATTCTGTGCTGCTCCCGACGCCTCCGCATCCGACCGGCGATGGCAAGTCGCTGCAGTCGGTGAACCACGTTCAGAGCCCTGCGGTTGACCAGCTGCAGGAGCAGCGCGCCCGCATGGAGCGCCTGATCTGCCGCGTGAACGACATGGCGATCCGCGCCGGCTGATTCCCCCGGGCGCGGTGCTCGCCCTCGCCAAGCACCCGTCTGGCACCTGCGTTTGGTGCCCGGCCCGAGCCCGTAGCCGGGGAAGGAAGACACCGTGTCCCTGAAAGCACAATCCCTCGGCTCTGCCGGCTCCGCTGTCCAGATGCTGCTGATCACCGGCGGCACCAACGCCACGCCCATCGTTGCCACCTTCGCGGCCAACTCCGGCCTGAAGTCCGGCGACCGCGTTGCCATCGCTGGCATCACCGGCCTCACCGCCATGAACGGCATCTGGGAAGTGGAAGCCGTGACCGCCACGACCTTCAAGCTCCTGGGCTCGGTGGGCAACGGCACCTACGGCGGCACGCCCCGCTGCGCCCGGGTGTTCGACAAGACGCCCACGATGCAGAAGCACTCCGCGGTCCTGCAGATGGCCGGCAACCTGGTGGGCACCGTCACGCTGACGGCCTTCGAGAGCCTGTCCGAGTTCACGGCCAACGACAACAGCCTGTCCGGCTCGGTGATCGCGCCGATCGTGTCGTCCGCCGTCCAAGGCGTGACCAACACCAACGCCACGTCGGCGAGCACGTCCACCAAGGCGACCTCCGCGCTGGTGCTGGCCGCGACCAACGCCGGCAGCGAGTATCAGATCAAGCTCCCGTACATCCTGCACGCGGAAGTCACGGCCTACACCTCCGGCACGGGCATCGCCACGGTCCAGGGCTGATAGGTGCAAGTCCAACCCGCTGAGAGCGGCGCAATGCCGCAAGGCGCGATGCCGCAGGCCCAACCGGGCCAAGCCAAGCCGGCCGAACGAGAGGCGTCCCCCGAGGACAAGAAGCTCGCGGCCGACTGGTTGAAGCGCATCGAGGCCGCCCTGAAGCGGGTGGACAAGAAGTTCAAGAAGTTCGAGCACGGCCGGCGCAGGCTGGCCGCTCTCACGGGCAACGGGGGCGAGTCGGACGAAACCGACCGCGCCCCGCTGCACTTCGCCAACATGGCGGCCCTCTTGCCCCAGGTCTACGCGAAGGATCCAGAGTTCGCGGCCAAGCCCACCCGGGCGGTGCCTCCGACTCGCATGGAAGCGGCCAAGAAGTTCGCCGCGACCGCTGAATTCATGCTGCAGAAGGTCGTCGTCAAGGACGCCGGCCTGAAGGGGCAGGCCAAGAAGTCCATCCGGTCGTGCTATGCGACGTCGGTGGGCTGGATCAAGGCCAGTTGGCAGGAGAAGAAGGGGCAGGACCCCATCATCGCCAACCGGATCAAGGACACGCAGGACAACATCGACTACGTGCAGCAGTTGCTGCAGCAGTCCAACGACCCGCAGCAGCGCAACGACCACGAGCTGACCATGGCGCGGCTGAAGCAGGCGCTGGAAGGGCTCGGAACACCTCAGGAGGTGAAGGTCGCCAAGGGCATCGCGCTGGACTTCGTGATGAGCGAGGACTTGGTGGTGCTAGACCCGTCCATCCGCGCGCTGGGCGACTACAAGCGCTCCTCCGCCCTTGCTCAGCGGGTGTGGATGACGTGCGACCAGTACGAGCGCACCTTCGGCTACAAGCCCAAGAAGGCCAAGAGCTACGCCGAGCAGCCGGGTTCGAACACCATGGCCGCGGCGAGCACGAACGACCAGAACAGCACGCTCTATTGCGTCTGGGAGATCTGGGACCAGGACAGCAATCGGGTCTACACGGTGTGCGACGGGGAGGAGGGATTTTGCGAGGCGCCGAAGTCCCCGGAGTGGACCGGCAAGCGCTGGTATCCGTTCTTCCTGGTGGCCTTCAACGAGGTGGACGGGTCGTTCTACCCGATCTCGGACATCGAGCTCACCGACAAGCTCGTGAAGGAATACAACGAGAGCCGGGAAGACTTCGTGCGCGATCGCAAGGAGGGAAGCCTGACGCCGGACGACGTGAAGAACCTGAAGGACCGCAAGGGCTCCGACTGGGTGGTGGTCGAAGGCGTGGGCAACAACCCGCTGACCAACGACATCTACACCGGGCATCTGGGAACCCTGGACGCGCAAGCCTACGACACCACGGCCAGCCGCTACGACATGGAGCGGGTGCTCGGCGGGTCGGATTCGTCCACCGGCAGCATCACCAAGGCCAAGACCGCCACGGAAGCGGAGATCCTGAGCCAGGGCCTGCGGTCCCGGGCCGGCGAGCGCCAGGACATCCTGGAGGACATGCTCAACGAGCTTGGGCCGTACTGCCTGGAAATGATGCTGCGCAAGTTCAGCGAGGCGGAAGTCCGCGCGCTGGCTGGCGAGGACTCTGTGTGGCCGCAGCTCGCGCTGGAGGACATCTTCAACCTGGTGACGGTGGAAGTCCGTGGCGGATCCACTGGAAAGCCGGATCGCCTCCAGGAACAGGACCGCTGGACCAAGCTGCTGCCCATCATCAACGAGGCGGTGGCGAAGATTTCGGAACTGCGATCGCAGGGTCAAGAGCCGCTGGCGCAGGCCATCATCGAGCTGACGCGCGAGACGCTGCGCCGGTTTGACGAGCGCATCGACATCGAGCAGTTCCTGCCCAAGGCGCCGGAGGGCCAGGACGACCCGGCCATGCTCAAGCAGAAGGTCTTCACCCTCACGCAGCAGCTGCAGGACACGCAGGCCAAACTCAAGGACGCCGCGGACAAGGTGGAGAAGGGCTTCATCAGCGCCGCGGCCCAGATCGCCACGAGCAACCAGCCTGCAGCCGCATCGGTGACGTTCACCCAGTTGATCGGCATGCCGCTGCCGGACGTGCAGGCCATCGTCGGCTCCATGGACCCGATGCAAGGCCAGCCCGCGCAACCCGAGCATC